ATGAAAGCAAAGTATCCTGACTTGGAAGCGGACATAGGCACATTTACTTATGAGGGATAAGTGGGAGATTCTTCCGGTTCCAGACGACAGCGGTGCTTCGCTGATCTTGCGCCTGAACGCTCTTGGTAGCTTATATTTCTTTGAAAAGTTTGTGCTGCAAAAGAATCGTCTGGTCGAGCATCTCCACAAACCAATATGCGAAACTCTCGAAAGACAAAATGTAAACTTTTTGCTAGAGCTTCCCAGAGATCATTTCAAAACAACCTGCGTTACCGAGGGGCTGCCGATCTGGTGGGCCTTGCCATTCGACGAGCGCGACGAAATAGCCATGCGGGAACTTGGCTATGGCGACGAGTGGATTCGCTGGATGCATTGGGCACACAACCCTGGCATCAGAGTCCTGACCATCTCTGAGAACGTAGGCAACGCCGCAAGGATGGGCATCAGGATTGATAAGCACTTTGAGAGTAACAGTCGGTTCAGGGATTTGTTTCCTGAGATTCAACCTACCACCAAATCAGTGTGGAACTCTGAGAGCAAGTCCGTCACCAACTCTGTCTTCCACTCAAATGGTGAAGGCACTTTCGACTACCTCGGTGTTGGAGGGGCTCTCCAATCTCGCCACTACGAGCGCATGATCGAAGACGACCTTGTGGGTAGGGCTGCTGCCAAATCCGACACTATGATCGAAGATGTCATTGAATACCACAAACTAGTGGAAGGAGCATTCGATGGACCCGAACGTACGCAAATTGTTGTTGGCAATAGGTGGAGTCCTTTTGATCTTAATGGCTGGATACGCGATAATGACCCGGACTTTGTTATCGAATCTCACTCCGCTCTTGGGGGATGTTGTGATTTGCATCCTCCTGGTCTACCAATCTTCCCCGAAGAATTCAACATAGAGCGCCTGGAGCGCATCCGTCGAGTCCAAGGCGCGTACCTCTTCTCACACCAGTATCTCAACCAGTCGTTGATGGCCGAGGAGGTGGTGTTCAACTCCAGCTGGCTTCGATACTACTCTCCAAAGGAAGCGACCGACGGCAGCAAACGAATGATGCTAACCCACGAAGCTATTGAGGGAACTGTAATAAAGGATGTCGCTGCAAGCTGGCTGACCAGAATGATGATCGTTGACCCGAATCACTCGGGTTCCGACGGCAGAGCCCATCATGCCATCCTCATTGTCGGCCTCCATCCGGAGACTGACAACTTTTATCTCCTTGACGTGTGGGCCAGGTCGATGTCTTATGACGACCTGATGTCCAATGTCTACAAAATGGCCGAGCGCTGGAAGATGACCGAATTTTGGCTGGAGACTGTTGCAGCACAAAAGTATCTGAAGTACCACATTGAATACCGCAACAAGATTGAAAATCGTCAGCTAAGGGTGAGAGAATTGAAGTCTGAGCGAGGCAAGAATGCCAAGTGGACTCGCATTGACGCCCTTGCTCCTCTCTTTGAGCAGGGTAAGTTTTATGTCCGTCGGGACCAGTCGGCATTTCTCGATGAGTATTTTCGCTATACTCACAGCACTAGGTATCCTGTTGATGTGTTGGATTGCCTGGGGTATTCTTTGCAAGTGGTTGAGCCGATTCGGACCAAGGAGTTTGCCGAGAAGCAGCGCCAGCACAAAGAAAAGATGAGCGTAAAACGAAACGTGGCAGGCTACTAATGACTCACACAGTAACAATCGTTGATGTTGACAATCCACAATACCCCATATTAGTCAGGTGTTCGTGCGACTACCAATGTCACTGCAAATCCGAGGAAGAAGCTCTTTTTCGAAGACGCCAGCATGAAAGCGCATCAGCCTGGGTAGAAGCTTCAAAAGGATATCAAAGTGGCCACCTCTGACATCAAACTTGTGAACACCAGGTTCGGTGAAGACACCGATAAAGAGATCGAAGCGTTCATCTTTGAGCAGCTCGAATGGCTGATCGACTCTCATCGTGATCTCCACACCAACCGTCTTCCAAAGATGCGCAAACTCTACGATGGCACTCCTGCCACCGAAACAAAGTCCTTCCCTTGGCCAAACGCCAGCAACGTTGTTGTGCAAGTCATCGGTGAGACAGTAGACACCACCGTAGCCTGGGTGCTGGGGGTGCACTATGCCACTCACCCTCTGTGGGTATTCCAGAACTATGCCAAGCCTCGGCCAGGCGACGAAGAGCTATTAGAGAAACAGAGACAGGCATTAGAAGACTTCATGGACCTGATGGGTTACGAGCCAACCGAGCTTGACCTCTTCCGTAAGGAAGGCATCTGGTACACCGACGCCTGCAAACTCGGCACCAGTTTTGTGAAGATGACTTACGAACACCGCGTCGAGGCTGTTGTCACTGGTTACACTTCAGCCAAGCGTGGCCGCAAGGGCATCGAGGGGACAGATGAAACTTTATACTCCGGTCCGCAAGTTGAGAATCTTCGCAATGAAGATGTTCTGGCTATACCTGATGCACCGACATTACAGAAATCAGGTTTTGTGGCTCAGAAGCGGACCCTGCGAAAGCCCGAATTGGAAGAACGTGGCTTTCTCGGCCTCTACAACAGGGAAGCTGTTGTCGAACTCCTCGGGCATCCCGACCGGGGGCAGATCGCCTTCGAGAAGCAACAGGAACTCCAGGACCAAGGCATCCAGATGCGCGGCGGTTCTGAAGCCGCAGCCGAATGGGATGTTTATGAGTGCCATTTTCCCTGGTTTCACAATGGCAGGAAGTTTCGACTGATCGTCAGCTATCATAAAGCCTCTCGCAAAGTGCTCAGGTCGGTGTTCAGCTTCTTGCCTCAAAACGAACTGCCCATCATCAGGGCCAGACTGGGCTACCGCAACGGAGGCATGTATGGGAAAGGCTTCGCTGAGTTGCTCGAATGGTATCAAGAGGAAGTTTCAACGATTCATAACCAGCGGAACGACAACGCCACGGCGGCTAATACTCGCATGCTACGAGTCTCGCCCAGAGCAAGGAATCTGGACTCTAACTTTGAAGTCTATCCCTTTGCCCTCCTCATTGGCGAAAAGGATGATATTGAGGCTATTCCGATTGCTGATGTTTACCAATCGTCTTTTCAAAATGAAGAGATGGCTCTTAGGCATGTACAGTCCCGAGCTGGTGTCGCACCCTCGATAGCAGGTTCTGGCCAGGGAGGGGTACAGAAAAAGGGAGGGGCTTATTCCGCAATAGGCACTCTCGCACACATGCAGGAAGGCACCACCCGGACTAACCTAGAAGTCACCGACTTCCGCCATGCGCACGTTTCGCTGGGCTCGCTTCTGGCTCGCACCTTCGCCAAGTTCGGTGTCGGCAACAAAGCCGAAGTGTTCGGCATGGACGCTCGATACTTGGATGCTGCTCTCGAAGCTGTCAAAACAAATCACATGCGTATCCCCATCAGGGCAGCTACAGCTTCTCTCAACAAGGAGATCGAGAAGCAGAGTGATATGCTCATGGTCGGCTTAATGCAACGCCATTACACAGCTGTTGGACAACTCATGCAGGCTATTTCGAATCCAATTGTACCTCCCCAAGTGAGTGGCTATCTCGTAAAAGTAATCCAAAGCTCCGACAGACTAATGAAAAGGATACTTAAGGACTTCGGCTATGACCAACCAGACCAATTCATCCCAGAACCAGAACTCCCGCAGCCACAGCAACCTTCGGCTGGAGGCAGTCCTCAAGCTGGTGGAGGCCAGCCCGTTCAAGGTGCTGCTCAGGCTCCCCCCGGAGGAGGTGCTGGATTTCTTCCGCAGCCGGGTGGGAGTGGCGCTCCTCCAGGGCCTGGGGGAACTCCGGCTTCGCCAGCACGATGACCTGATGACCAGCACCGAAAAACACGTTGACATCTGTGACAAGCTTTTTGAGGTCCGGGGCATCGACTCCGTATGCCAAGCCTTACTTGACCTTCCTGAAAAAGTTAAACAATATGTCGATGCTCAAAAAAAATCTTGAATTTGCTACTTGCATTGACTGTAATGCTTACAATGCTAATTACGCTCGCAGAGCTTACAAGAAGAATCCTAGACGTTTCACAGCTAGACAGGTCAAATCGCAATATGGTCTAACCATTGAACAATTGGATGCCATGATTTTAGAGCGTCAAGGTAGATGTGATATATGCAATGAACCTTCTCGATTACATATTGATCATGACCATAAGACAGGAAAGGTTCGTGGTTTACTTTGTCGGGATTGTAATGTTATGCTTGGCTTAGCTAAGGACAACTGTAATGTCTTAATGAAAAGTGTAGAATACTTGAAAGGTAGATAATCATGGCCTGGAAAAAAATGTTCGGAGCCGATGAAAAGGAGCTTGAAGTGACACCACCTAATGCAGAAAAGAAACTTGAAGGGGAAGTAAAGCTTCCTGAAAAGTCTCCTGCTGAGTTAATTGCAGACGCTCTAAAGCCAGTTACCGAGGGCTTTGCTGCAATGCGAGGAGAGATCGACGCTCTCAAAGTTCGCACCGCACCAAAAGGTCAACCTGAAATTCCCTCAGTCCTCGACGATGAAGACGGAGCCTTCAACACTCGGCTAACTCCCATCATGGCTAAGACCCTGGAGATGGAAGCTCGCCTCGCAAAGGACGACATCGAAAAGGAATACAAGAACCTTGGTTTTGGCGATCTCTGGGAACAGAATCGTAAGGACATCGACGCTTTTCTATCTAAAGCAGCTCTCGTTACCACTGGCGAAGACGGCAAACCTGTAGCGCTCAGGGGCAATCCGGAATACATCCGCAACGTGGCTGACATGATGATCGGCAGGGCCGCGAAAAAGGGTGGCGTGAAGTTCGACGGCAAGGATAACAAGTTCTTCCTCGAAGACACCACTGGTGATGGCACTGTGATTGTCCGCAAGGAAAAAGAATCTGAAGGTATCACCAAGCAACAACTCGATGCCGCCAAGCGCTTTGGCATTCCCATAGCTGAATATCGCAAAGCAGCTGGAAAGTTGAACTTTGTCCAATAGGCTATGGCACAAGAAACTACAACCATTCGTATTGGTAAAAAAGATTCTACCAAGACCGCTGTGTCTAAATTAAAATCAGGGCTTCTCAGTGCTCAAACACAGGCTAGCCATGCAAGCAATGTCGCAAAAAGCAGAGAAGATGCTTGGAAGACGCAAGTATATTATGGCGGTGGAGATATGTCTGGGGATTCTGGTGGGCCAGCAACTTCATACGCTAAAGATGCAGCCAGGCTTCCTATAAGAGATGCAGAAGATATGGCTCGGAGAAATGCAAGGGAAGCTGGAGCTTACGTGAAGCATGGGGCTAATGGAAATAAAGTTTATAAGAACCATTCTGTAGCTTACCAAGCATCTAAGGAGAAAAAGTGACAAACGGAAACGGAAATATCAACCCGACAACCAACCCTCTCCAAGCCGAGGGGCTCAATCTGGTCATCAACTGGAACCCTTCAACGGGTCAGGTCAAGGTAGCCTTTCCACAAGTTGACCATCTGATGATTTTTGGTATGATAGAGTTTGCTAAGGTATCATTGCTGGAGATGAGAGCCAAGGCCGAGCAACGAGTCACTATTCCAGACATGCAAGTCACCAAGAGACTAATCACATGACCCCGACTCAGCTACTTGACGACTACACAAAGAATAAGCGTTATGGTAGTATTGAGTTTGTCTACAAAGATGGTAATATAGTCTTTGTGAAAAAGGTTGAAACTTTGTTGACTACAGCTTCCTACGAGAAGAACTCGACGGCAGCGCCAAGAGAGAGAGAAAATGGCGTTAACCACCGAGACACAACACAAAATTACTGATCAAACACGCTCTCATGGTGATCCTCGCAGGCGCACTATTGAAGCGGATATTCTCTTCGATAAATCCGTCGTAGCAAAACCTCTCAACGCTCCTGAAGTCGCTTCCATCCACGTAAAGAATGTCGAATATTACTACCGCTGGGTGAATCGCCTGCATTCCAATGGCCGAGTCTACATGGAACGAAAAGCGATGGGCTTTGTGAATGCCACCACCGATGATGTAGAGGTGCTGGTAGGCGACACCGTTTCATCCCAGGACGAGATACGTTGCGGCGATGTTATTCTGATGAAGATACCTTTTCCTCTATGGGCCGCTCATGTGAAACGCAACATGGAGACTGCTCAAGTTCTACAAAGGATGCGCGGTGTGCATAACAAGGAAGAAGAGCTTTCAAGCGATGTCTTTGCTGAAGGCGGCAAAGGCAGCCTCGCATCAATCTCCGCAGAGTTAAAAGGTAAGGTAACTAGCTTTATTCCTAATGACCCTGATGCTATAATCAATGGTCAGAAGGCAGAAGTCACCGACCGGGCCAGGGAAGAAGTTGCCAAGATTCGCAATCGCATTCGGAAAAAGGAGTAAGTTCACATGGCTATTACAGCTGTTCCAATCATCCCTGCCAAGACTCTTTCTGGCAACCAATGGGCTGGAAGACGATTCATTGAAGAGGCCACACAGACCTTTAAGCTCGGCACTGTTGTAGCTGTCGCAGCTGCTGATGGTGGAATTATTGCCTGGGGTGGAGCCACTGTTTCTGGTGCTGTTGGTTCTCCAGTCGGCATCAGCTATGAGGCTGCTTCCAACCTCGCTTCCACTGGCCTTGGTGCTCCTCAGCCTAACCAACCATATACTGGCCTCGGGGCTTCCATTACCTTTGGTTCGGTGCAGAATGAGACTTCTGCCAAGAACATCCCTCACGGTGCACCCTTTAATGATGGGCGCGTTGGTCTGTTCATTGCTGCTGACAAAGATAGCGTGTTTAGCGCTACTCTCGGTACTACGGGCAATCCAACCAACTGGTCTGATGCCTTGCTTTCCACGAACCCACTTGCTGGTCTGACTCTCGATACGGGAAACAATTTCTGGTATGTGGACCTCGGCAAAACTAACTTGGTTCGTATTGTTGGACGTGACCTGCGCGACCCTATTGGTTCGGGTAATCGCGTTCTGTTTCAATTTCTTGGTTCAGCTATTCAGTCTTTGTAAAGAGAAGGAGAGATTTCTATATGATGGTACGGGGCACATTCGCACAAACACTGGCTCCTGGTGTGCATCACTGGTTCTTGCATTTCCTGGACCTCCAGATGCGCCGGGAGGAATACTCGACCATCTTCAATGTCGAAACCTCTCAACAGTCCTTTGAAGACGAGATCGAAGCTGCTGGCGTCGGGGTGATGCCCGAGAAACCCGAGGCAGACTCGGTGCTCTATGACGACCTGGTGCAAGGTGGCACTAAGCGTTATTTGCATCTCAGTTATGCCATCGGCTCCAGGGCATCATGGGAACTGATCGAAGACGACCAGTACGGTTTGATTCGCCAGGTTCCAAAGTCCCACGTCCGCAGCGCTCAGTTCGCCCGAGAGATCGTCTCTGCTAACGTGCTCAACCTCGGGTTCTCCACCATTCTCACTATTGATGGTGTGAGCCTCTTTAACACTCAGCATCCGCTCTTGGGTGGGGCTGCTGCAACCAACGTGGCACCCGGCATTGCCAACGTGATCTTTGCAAGCGGCACCTATCCTAACCGGCCTTCGCCGGACGTTGACCTTTCCTTCACAGGCGTCCAACTGATGATTAACCAGTTCGAACGCATGCCTGACTCGCAAGGTCTTCCAGTTCGCGTCAAGCCAACCACTATTCTGATTCCACCTGAGCTGAAGTTCATCGCTCGGGAAATCCTCGGGTCACCTGGCAAGCCATACACTGCCGACAACGAGCTGAACTCTCTCCTTGGTGAAGACCTGAAGTTCCAGGTCGTGCACTACTTCACCTCGCAGAGCGCTTGGTACGCAGTGGCCGATAAGGAATACCACCAGCTCAAGTTTTTCGAGCGCCACCCTATTGATTCTGATTATGATGACGACTTCGATACTCGTTCCACCAAGATCATCACCTTCCAGAGGTTCAGCGCTGGTGCAACCTCCTGGATCGGCACTTGGGGTTCGAATGGGCCGTAATGAATACAAGGCGCTACAACCCGATTAAGGTCAAGTCACCGACTGCCAAGGGTCTGCCGCATGCAAGACGGCAACCCTTGCACCCTCGTATCAAGATCGCTTCGCATACTGTTCTAGAGGCGCTGCCTTGGTCCAAGCGTGGCAGGGCAACCAAAACAGTGTGACATGCCAGCCAAGCTAGAGCGCTGCGTCAAGAAAGTTAAAGCCAAGGGCAATAGCAAAAAGGTTAACCCCTGGGCCGTCTGCGTGGCTTCCACAGGATTGAAACCTAAGGGTAAGAAATAATGCCTCTTTGGAGATCACAGCGAAAGAACGTCTACCACACTTGCAGCCGCTGCGGCTTCAGGCAACCTTTGTCGAAGATGACTTGGCAGAATGGTCTTTTGGTTTGCAACGTGACACAGTGTATCGACAAAGCTATCGTAGGTTCCAGGGACATCAATGTGGCGAGAGCGGTTGGAGTTTATCGTCACGAGCTTGAGGCTGATGCAAAGCTGACCAGTCCAACCGAACGCCGGGCTGACCAGAATGATATTCTGTATTGAGGTGATATATGGCAAGAAAGTTTGGCGGTATTCTTTATTACAGCGCGGCTAACTTGAACTTTCCCACCGCTCTCTCTGGCGGCGCGACTGCTGGCAACTATAACCTTGTGCGAAACGCTCTAGGCGACGTGTCTCTAAACAACAACGCTGGAGCCGCCACCGTACAGTTCTGGTGCGACATTGCCGACTACAAACGGCCATTCATCACCTTTCAGTATCCGGGCATCAGCGCTGTTCAGCCAGTGAGCAACGAGTTCCAGAACATCTTTGGCACTGCTGCTGGAGGGCCGTCCAACCCGTTCAGCGGAGGCTTGACCTCTCCGCAATTTGAAGTTCCGCCTCTCCCTTGGGGAGTGGCTGTTATTGACATTTTTGCTGTCTACTCTGTGCAGACCGCAGCTTTGACAGCGGCAACCCTTGGATTGAACAGAGCGACTTTCACTGAAAACGTGGCTTTCACCAACACAGCTGTGATTGCCGCAACAGGTGTGGCTTTGACTACCACAGCTTCTGCAACTGCTTGCCACGTTCAAAGCGTGGCAGCCACTAACCCAATAGTTTTTGAGACAGCTAACTTCAGCAACATCAGTGTTGAGTTTCTTGTGACTGCCGCTGCCACTTCTGCTGTCCGAGTTTATGGCGTAGGAATGCATGTGGCTGTTTGCTTTGACTAAGGTGCCTTATGGCGCAACTCTCTAACAATCCTTGGAGTTTCGTTCCTAGTGATCCAGCTATTGCTACCATCACAGGTGCAACTGGGTTGACTCTAAATGCTGATACTAGTGTATCCATCACAACCACAGGAGCTCTTACATTCAACGCTACCGCAGACTCCAACCTTGCATTCACGGTAATTGGGGCTGCTAATCCTCTGTATAATGGCTTCTATGTACGAACTGCTGGAGCTTCAGGAGCAACAGCTTTTACTATGCAGCCTCAGTTTATCATCCCTGTAGGGACTGCTCAGTCAGGTGGCGGCACTTTGATTCAAGTGCTCTATCGTCATCGTGTGAGGGTTGAAGATATCAGCTGGCAGAACGTGGTATTGGCTAGTCAATCTCTTGACCTTAGGGATCGCAACGGTAATATCATCTGGCAAGCATCCACCTCAGCTTCAGTGCCTGCTTCGAACTCTCAGAATCGTGGAAAGCTTTTCTGGGTGTCCGGCATCGCACCTAATGTCATTCAGTCAGGCATCGTGATTGTGACGGTGAACTAAATTGTGCCAATCAAACTCAATCAAAATGGCTCATTCGAAATCGAATATACATTCGTTCCTCCTAATGGCCTGCACGTACAAGCTCCAGAAACCTTAATCCCCGACACCATGTCTCCTTCGTTGTCGGGGGTGATGTTGCGCAACGCCGAGCTGCGCTCTATGCCTTCGTTTGTGCTGAAGTTCCCTTCACCTGATCCTATCAATCCGATTCTTGGGCAATTCAGCTTCTTGGATGCCAACAACGTCGGCCATACGGTGATGTGGACCTCCAGAGGTCTATGGCAGCTGGCAGCTAATAACCCTCCTCTGCCTGGGTCATGGAGCATCCTCGGAGGGCCAGCAGTTGCACCAGCTATCCCTATTTCGTACCGAGCCTTTGCCAACATCATGTATTACACCAACGGAGCGCCTTTTGTCGCTTCCTGGGATGGCATCACCCAGCAACCAACCTCTACCACAACTTTTGGTGACGCTAGCGTTGCCGCTTCCGTGGCTGGCATATCCAAAGCCAACTCTCCAACAATCATCAGCGGCAGCATTGGGCCTCTCTCGATTGGGGGCTTGTTCATCACCGAGCTGGACAACCATATCATCCTGGCTAACGTAACTGTCCTCGACCAGCTAGGGGTGAATGCTGCTGCCAGTGGCTCGATCACTCCTGTCGGAACCATCTATAACTTTCCTCAACGCATCTGGTGGAGCGCCAACGGGCTGCCTAATCAATGGGACTTCAGTGCTAATACCAACGCAGGCGAGAACGACTTCCTGGATGTCCCTGACTCCATCACAGGTATCGTCACTATTGGAACAGCTGGCTACATCTTCAGGGGCAATGGCATCACCCAGTTCCAGCCTACAGGCAACGGCTTGGTGCCATTTCAATTCGACCACCTGTGGGCCTCGGATCATGGCGTAGGAGCTATCTTTCCCTGGAGCATCCATAGCTATGGGGCTTTTGCTTGCTTTATATCCACAGAACAAATCTATCAAATGGGCGTAAACTCTTTTGGAGACATCGGAGGAACAGCCAGGGATGCAATCATGGCTGACTTGGCAGCATCCTCAGGCATTCCAACAGCTTCCATTGTTCCTACCGAAGCTTTAGGTTATATTTATCTGACCTATCGCATCAGCATCCCATTGACCACCTTTACCAGACAATACATCTATTCATTCGAAGACAAGCGCTGGGAGATCAGGGACTTGGCTGGCCTTCTTCAAACAGGCCGGGAAGAAGAAATCTGGACAGGTCAGCTGACAACCTTTGGGGTTCCTGGCATCTTGCCACCTTCAACTAATGTTGCTGGTGGAGGCAGTGCTGGTGGGACTGGCAGTGGTAGTGGCAGTAGCGGAGGTGGTGGTGGTCCTAGGGGTGGCGGTACGGGAGGCCGACCTATTAACCTCTTATAAACTATGAGCCAATCAAACGGGGGCATAACACAGACTTCTCGAATCTCCGCTTACCCGATGACCAGCATAGTCACCGGGCAGGCGGGATTGTATGCGTTCGACCCTTCGTTGGGATTCAATGATCTTGTCAACCCTGCAAACTATTTCTTCAAAGTCGAGGAAGTCATTCCAGGGAGGACTCCCACTGTCAGCCATATCATCGTGAGTTATCGTGACCTGGGATTGGTGACAGTAACCTTCACTCTGACAGGCACCAACGACTTGCAGCAAATCATCTCCAACAGCGTCACTGTGGTTCTTGGCAATAGGGTGCCAACAGGCAGAATCATGACCATCAACACCATCGGCTTAAGCCTGACAGGTCAGAACCTCCAGCTCTCGTTTAATAAAGCTCCAGGGGCTGGCAGCCTGGCTCTGGTCAAAATCCTCCTGGTCGGCACTGTCGAACACTCCGAAGGGACAGGCTAATGCGGCCTATTAGAAAACATTCTCTGACAATGCCTACTTTCGACACACTCTCGAATTGGCTGGAGAATCATGGCCGGGTGCTGGATGGCAACATCAGCTTCGGCACCACCAACACCGACCGCTCTCGCAATATCGTCCACTTCAAGGCTAATGGAGTGTCACCAGGAGCAGCCAACACCGACTTCACCATCAGCCACACTCTAGGGTATATTCCTGTGACAATTATCGGGCAAGATACCAACAACGGTGGCTTACTCTATAGGGGCAGCGCTGCCTGGACCAAAACCACCATCACTCTTCGATGCACTACAGTGACAGCAACTTATAATGTCTGGGTAGCTTGATGATATAATGTAAGAGGAGATACATATGGCTAATTTAAGCATTGTTCTGACAGCGACTCTCACAGTGAGTGACACCACCTTGGCACCTTCTCCCACCATTGTGTCGAGATCGCTGAACAATCCCACCAATGCGGCCACCGTATCATTTTATGACCCATTTTTTCAGGTCACAGGTGCAACAGTAGTTAATTTACCAGCAGCTACCTGTTTTATTGGGTATGTAAAGAACTTAGATGCTGCTGCCACCCTGACTGTTGCCTGGACTGCTGTTGGGGCAGCTGGATCAAGTACAATGGTGCTTGTGCCTGGAGGTGTCTTTATATATTTCCTTCCTACTGAAAGCGCTGGAGGATTCACTGCTATGACTTTGACGCCTTCTGCTGGAACTATCAGCGCTGAAGTTCTTTTGGGCAAGTGAGATATTTATATGCCAGCCAATGTCATTATCTCGCAAACTTTAGGTATACAGTTCACAGGCCAAGCTGTCTTAGGAGGGCCGACAAATGTGATTGCTCCTGGGCAGGGGTCATACACTGCTACAGCCACATTTTATGAGTCTTACCTGCCTGCTTCGACAGCTGGTATAACCATCGCCTTTAGCCCAATCGGTGTGAACTACATTCCTATTGTCTATGTAAAAAACGTAGACGCTTCAAACTTGTTGCTTGTCAATTTACTGCCTGTTGGTGGCGGGGGTGGGTTTGGATTCCAATTACAGACAGGGGGCTATATTTTCCTATTCAATCCTATCAGCAAAGGTGTTGGACCAGGAGTAGGTGGCATTGATTCTGGAGTAGGTTTGAAAGTTACAAATGCTGCATCTTCCGGCACTTGTGCTTGCGAGATATTTTTAGCTGTATGATACCAGGTGGATCAGCTCGGGCTATCAACGACCTCATCCCTGAGGTTGTCAACGCGCTCCAGGCCCGGAGTGACATCGCTGCTTTTGTGCCTTTGTACATGAAGCGGACGCTCCAGGAAGTGACCGACAATTATCCTTTTGAAGAGTTGAGAATCACCGGGCCGTTGGTGTCTTTGACAGCCAATGTGTCAATCTATCCAGCCTCAACCTTTCTCAACCCTAGCGATGACTACACCATTCATTCTTCGTTTGCACTCTATGTGGACTTCCCTAGGAACACCGTTGTTCAACCTGTAACTTATAAGACACCAGCTGCCATTGAAGTGATGATCGCTCCTGCCACCAAGGGCATTCCAGCCAGGTGGACAAGGTACGGCACCAACATCTTTCTTGGTCCGACACCCGATAAGGGATACCAAGTGTTCTTCCGATACCAGAAAAGGTATCAGTTCCAAGAAGACAACCTGGGGCTGACGCCGATCCTCATCCCTGATTCCTGGGAAGAGATCATTGTTTACTCCTGTGCAGAGCGCATCGCCATTGTGAAACGCTGGAACGACCAGGCAACCTATCTTCATCAGATACTCTATGGCGACCCTGAATATCAAACCACTCAAGGCAAGGCAGGACGGCCAGGGTTGCTAAGTGGTAGACTATTCCAGCAGGAGAAAGATGAGCAAATGGCAACCAGGCAGCTGATGCCTTTGGTGCCGCGTTATTGTTCTCATTAATGGTGACTTATGATGTTCTTTGGCATGGCTTTAAGACTATTGGAAGTACTCAGCCAAATGGTTACAGCTACCTGCATGATTATACTGGCTTTTGAGTTGAGTCCATGGCGAAGGAAAGAAGATACAAATGGCAAGCATGGCTCCTAACCCGGCGGTGCTGCAAAGCCTGACTCCTGGTGCCAACATCGGCGGCAGCAGCGTAGCTGTGCCTCCGCTTCCGATGAGCATTGGCAGCCAGTCCATTGGTGGAAACACCAACCCTTTTCTACCTGTCTCAGCTAGTGGGCAGACAACTCCTCCTATCACCAGTCCCAGCGGGACTACTTCTGCACCAGCTCCTGCAACTTCAGGTGGCCTGGGGGGTACCAACGATTATACAAGTTTGTTTGGAGGCAACCAAAATCTTCAAGGCATCATCAAAGGGCTGGAAAAGTCAGGTATGACCGGAGGGGTGGCTTCCTTGCTGGCTGGCTTCTTGCAATCCGGTGCTGGCTTCAACCCTCAGGTGGCTAAAGCTCTCATTGATGCCATGGGTCCATCTATCGAAAGAGGCACCGAGAACATCTCTGAGCAATTCAGCGTAATGGGCAATCGCTTTGGCAGTCCAGCAGCCGTTGGCTTGGGGGAT